ATTTGGATTTGCTTTATACCAAGTTGTTTCATCATTCCAATCATCTTTTTCGTCAGGATTATGTATCATAATAAAAAAGTTATCCTGGTTTTTTATCCCTTTCAAAATCTCAATGCATGTATCCCGCAATTGATAGCAAGGGGATGTTTTATTAAAACCGGCCGTGGTAATTATAAAAATTAAAGACTGGTTACGGGCTCCGGTTCCGGATTTCATCACATCATAAATTTGAGTATCAGGATGAACGTGATATTCATCAATAATACAGCAGTGAGGGTTGAAGCCTTCCATTGTTGTTGAATCACTTGCAAGGGGCTCCATCTTAGAGGCAGTGCTCAACACATGCAAGTTATGCTGATACACTCCAACGATTTTCAAAAACACAGGTGATTTCAAAACCATGTTCCGGGCCTCATCAAAACAAATCCTTGCCTGCTTTCTGGATGTTGCTGCTGTATAAACTTCTGCCCCACCTTCCGCATCACCAATTAGCATGTAATTTGCAATTCCGGCGGCCAGCGTTGTTTTGCCGTTTTTACGAGGAATTTCAACATAGGCATATCTGAATCTTCGATAACCTGCTTTATTTTTCCACCCGTAAATGCACCAAATTATAAATTGCTGCCATGGGGCCAATACAAATTTTTTGCCGGCCCACTCTCCTTTACTTTGCCTTAATGCCGAAAAGAAATTTAAAACCTTTTGAGCAGCATCCTCGTCAAAATACATATCCCTTTTTTTACAATCCGACAAATCATGCACATGCCGCAACACAGCTTTTTGCACAAGCTCTCCCGTTAATATTTCGCCGGAAAGCACCCCGTCAATATAGGCCTGAACATCATTTCTAATCTTCATAATCGCCTCTCATTAAAATTTCTCTGAGTTCATCCTTTTTTTCACTTCTGATATTTAATCTTGCGAAGCTGGCTGGCGTCATGCCAAACTCTTTTGCTAAATCCTTCGCAGCCTTCAGATGCTCATTTGCTACTTTTGATTTAGGATTTACAACTTTACCTTTTCGTGTATTTATTACACACCCCTCAATTTCTATCTCCTCTTTTATTTTCAAATAACTTGAAAACTCAATGACGTATGATAACAGCATTTGCAAATCGCTTTGCCTTAAAACACCCAACTCAATCATTACGCCCCCTGTCTCCCGATAAATTTTTTTTGCTTTAAGTGAAAACCATTTTGGTGAAGGAGGTAGTTTTGATATCACTTCAATATTTTCATCTTGAGCTCTACATTTTTGTAAAGTCCCTGTCAATTTTTTCAACCCATCAGGTATTTTTTTACGCCCTTTTGTCATTTTACAATACTTTCAATTTTGCATACGTGTGAAAAA